ATCCTGAAGACATATTTTGGGTGGACTTCCCCACTCATGACACCGACTGGGAAACCAGTTATCGACGAGACTTCTTTGAAGATCGCCCACTCCGATGGAGTGTCGATAGCACCGACTCTCTTGAGGATATTGGAGATTGGGAAGCATCTGGGGATGATATCGCAAGGCGTGAACGCATGGCTCAAGCTATGTACGACCTCTAGGCGAATACATCACCATTGTTCTGTTGGGTGTGCGACTTTCAGATGCTCGCATAACAAGCCCAATTTAGCCCAAGTTCCTAGTGGACCTGAATTCAGAAAATTATTTTTACCAACTCCGGGTCAAGTTATGGTCGGGGCTGATTTGTCTGGGGTTGAGCTTCGGATGCTTAGTCACTATCTCGCCCGTTGGGATTCCGGTAGATACCGGGACATCCTCCTTAACGGAGACATCCACCAAACCAACGCTGATAAAATCGGTATTTCAAGAAAGCTTGTCAAGACGGTAACTTATGCGTTTCTTTACGGCGCAGGCGACCTGAAAATCGGCAAGAGTTATGACAATGGTTTGTCAGATGCAAAAGCTAAAGCTAAAGGTAAAGAGATCCGTACGGCGTATGTTGCTGCTATTGACGGACTCGCTGATCTCCTTACTGCAGTTAAAGATGCAGCTGGGAGAGGTTATATTAAAGCGCTTGATGGTCGCAAGATCCTCGTTGATAGTCCGCATAAAGCACTCAACTATCTACTACAAGGATCCTCGGCAGTTCTAGCTAAGAGGTGGATGTACATTGCTCACACTCATACTCTTGACCTTTGTTGTTCCCAACTCGCGTTCGTTCATGACGAACTACAATACGAAGCAGACCCATCTCATGCAGAAATACTTAAGTCCCATTTGGAAACTTCGGCTACAGAAGCCGGTTCCTATTACAAACTCAGATGTCCAATCGCAGCCGAAGGAAAAATCGGAAGCAACTGGGCAGAAGTACATTGAATGAAACTACTGATTGATGCTGATTATATTGTCTATAAAGCATGTGCTGCAAACGAGAAAGATTTAGACTGGGGTGATGATGTCATCACAGTAGTATCTCGTTTCAGTGACGCACTTAAATCCACTCAATACGAACTGAACAAAATTGTCAACAATTTCTTTAATTCTGGGGATGTTATTCTGTTCTTTAGCGATAGTGTCAATTTTCGGAAGTCTATCTTCCCCGACTACAAAGGACACCGCAACAGAAAGAAACCCTGTGGATATAGACGAGTAATCAACGAACTAAAAAATGAATATGAAGTAATCCGTATGCCTACCTTGGAAGCAGACGATGCCATGGGAATCTATGCGACACTGCATCCAGGTAATGTTATCTGCTCACCAGATAAAGACATGCGACAGATACCTGGTACTCTCTATAACCTAGATACTACCATGGAAATTACTCCTGAGGAAGGGAGACGTTGGCATCTAATTCAGACACTCGCCGGCGACCAAACTGATGGCTATGCCGGCGTTCCCGGAATAGGCGTTAAACGTGCCACTCAATTATTTGAATCTGATGGATACACCTGGAAAACAGTACTACAGGCGTTTAGCGCAGCTGATCTTAGCGGATCTATTGCAATCCAAAACGCCAGACTCGCCAAAATCCTCCAAGCGGAAGACTATGACCTCACAACCGGACAATACATTCCCTGGACTCCCACCGATGCCAGTGATAGAGCTGACGATGGAGCAGGACTTCAACCTGAGAAGGATTGAAGACCTCCTACCTGAAGCTAGTAAAGAAGACTTGATTACTGTCTTCATGGCACTACAAAAACAAAACTATTGTTTGTCTAACACAATTAAAAATTTATTGAAGGAATGGCCAATTCACCCGGATACTACACCCGAGGACGTATCGAAGTTTGGGATTTTATTCGAGATCAAAGACTTTCCTACCACCTAGGTAACGCCGTTAAATATATCTGCCGTGCCGGCTATAAAGAAAGCAAAGCAGAAGACTTACAAAAAGCTATCCACTATCTCACAAATGAGCTTCAACATGAATCATGCGGAACACTTCCGTATGGTGTACAACACTCCTACGGACAGGGCACAACGGACTACACAGAAGAATTTGATCGTTGAGGAATTCAATGAGTTCCTAGAATCCGAACAGGAAATGGTCAAAGACATCCATAAAAGTGAAGAGGAGTGTCTTAAAGAACTAGGAGATTTAGTCTATGTTTGCTTTCAATTCGCCTCTTACATGGAATGGGATCTTGATAAAGCCCTGATGCTTATCCACCAATCTAACCTTTCTAAACTTGGAGAGGATGGTAAACCCATCTACCGATCAGACGGTAAAGTTCTGAAGGGACCTAACTACCAACCACCTAACCTTAAAGATTGTGTCTAATTTAATTTCACGCACTGGCCGTGTACAGTCTTGGATGGATGACCCTACATCCCGACTGCCAGTATCATGTACCGTCTACGTTGTTGACAACGAGATGGAAGGTCCAGAAGGTATAGAAGCCTCATGGAGGTTTGTATCTCATGCACTACGTTATGGTGCAGGATGTGCAGTCCACCTGTCCAATCTGGATCCAGCGGGTTATGAACGACCATCAGGTGTAACTGCCTCTGGTCCTGTATCATTTGCTAAAATCTACTCTACCCTAAATGAAATTCTTCGACGCGGCGGGATTTACAAGAACGGTGCTGTGGTGTGTCATATCGATCTCGAGCATCCTGATGCTTTACACTTTATCCGTACTCCGCGAGCAGAACTCCCATGGGTTAAACGATGTATCAATATCACTCCCGAATCCTGGGAAGCATGTACCTTCAAAGAGGAACTCCTCTACGGGATTCGGGCGGGTGACATCTGGCTAGTCAAAAAGAAATACGACAAAGATGGAAACCGAATCTACGGTAATGTATGTCTTGAAGTGTTCTTGCCCAGCCGAGGAACCTGCTTGCTTCAGCACGTTAATCTCGCAGCATGTGAAATCGGAGACATCCCTATTGCTTTCGTTCAAGGCATGCAAGAGTTGTGCAACCTCCATGCTAAAACAGGTGTCGGAGATACTGGAGAGTACCTCCCACCCGAAACTGATCGACAAGTCGGTCTTGGAATGCTTGGCCTCGCAAACCTCCTTGAGTATTACGGAGTGTCCTACAAGTTGTTTGGAGACGCTCTGGAACGAGTCAATAATGGAGTCAGCGAAGGTAGGGCCGAAGATGTTTTAGCAAAAGCAATTGAAGATGGTGTCAAAGGTGCAGCAGCTATTGCACAGAACCACAACATGGTTCGAGCCTTTGCCATCGCTCCCACTGCTAGTTGCAGTTATCGGAGTAAATCTATCGAAGGTAACACAGCGTGTCCTGAAATAGCTCCACCTATCTCCCGGACAGTTGACCGGGACTCGGGCACCTTTGGTGTCCAAACCTATTCCTACGGTAACGTAGAGATAGCATCAGAAGTTGGTTGGGATGCCTATAAAAAGGTAGCCGATCAAATTATGATTATGTTAGAGAAAACTGGACTTCTTCACGGATACTCATTCAACTCTTGGAGTGATGTGGTAGCCTACGATAATGCGTTCGTGGAAGAGTGGCTTGAATCGCCCCAGACCTCACTTTACTATAGCCTACAAGTTATGGGTGACGTGCAAGACAAGTCTGATGCTTATGCTGCTCTGAATGAGTCGGAAGTAGATGATTACCTGTCACACCTACTTGAGGCACCTGAACCTCAATGTGATTGTCAAGAATGAATCCTTACGAAAAACTAATCGCCCGCAAACGCAAATGGTCTCCTGTTCAAATGGAGGCCGGTACTCTTATCGAAGGTTCGGAGGATGTTATCCGCCGAGCACTCGCACTCCGTCATATGGAACTCCCTGTCGGTCAATTCATCGCGGATGGACTGGAAAAGGGTGTTCCTGAAACTGCCCGTAAATTATTGGAGATGAATGTCGATGATGAACACAACCATGACCGAGCTTTGGGATTCGCAGCGAGCGCGATCGGAACAGATCCGAAAGCAGAAGCGGAAGCGCATCGCCTCAGAGAAGCTTGGGAAGCTCACCCAGACCACACTATTGTCAAAGCAATGGTGGCTGAGCGAAGCTTATTCTTTGTTATCCTCCCCATGTTCCGCTTCCTCGGTGACGCTGGACTGAGGACGATTTCCGCAGATATCAGTCGCGATGAACAGATTCACGTAGCTACAAACAGCCTTGTTTGTCGTGAATTGGGTCTTTCACACTCATCATCCTTGGATAAGCTCCGTAAAGCGACTATTCACTGGATGTTGGAACCACTAGGTACAAATACTACCAATAGATTTTTAGATAAAAAATTTTGGGCGGATTCTAGTGATCGGCTGATGTATGAAGGAAAAGCCCCAGAGCTTTC